GGTAAAATCTTTTGTCTCAAGACAGGAGATATTCTTGATAATCCGTCTGCGGATGCTTTATGCAACCTTAGGCAGATTTGCGAATACGTATACAAACTCTCGTTAGAATTTGATGCGTCTAAGCTCAAGGAATACCGAGTGAAATATGAAACAGTTCAATCTGAGGTGGCCAACGCCAAATTCTCCGCAGACTGGGTCGAAAGGCTCAGGAAGAATGCCGAAACATTTTATCCGACACTCTTTAAAGCTCAACCGCATGATATCTTACGCTGTGGGCCTCGTTTTGGCCCTGGCTCATTTGCCGGGTCAGATAAGGTTCCCTATGCTTTTTGCATATGGAAACAGCTTCCAGATAGCATTATCGGTACGTTTGATGAATCAATGCGAGCGCATGCCGGGTACTTTAAACCGTACCCTGGCCTTAAGCGTCACGTTCGAACGGACGCAGGTATCCAACCTGCTTACAAGTATAACGCTGTACGTTCCTCGAGAATCGCCGAAGTCCTGTTTGTCCCTAAAGACTCACGTGGACCCAGAGTAATCTCGAAAGAGCCGCTCCATATCCTTAAGCCTCAAATGGCTTATTTCGAATACGTTTCGTCGGCATTAGAGAATGACACTCGCCGGAGGATTAACTTTGAGAGCCAAGAAATTAATAGAAACTTGGCTAGACTCGGTTCAGTTGATCGTGGCAACGCGACTCTGGACTTAAAAGACGCCAGTGATCGTGTATCATTCAGCCTAGTAAGAAGAATATTCCGAAACGCTAGTGGTATCCGGTTCTTTCTGCAGCACTGTCGTTCCAACACCTATCAACTCCCGGCGATCCGTTCTGCAACGGGCAAGCTTCTTAGTGATAAGAAGCTCGGGACCATGCACGCTCTCGCGGGCATGGGTTCAGGGTTGACTTTTCCGACGATGGCTTTTCTTATCCACCTTTCCATATGCACGATGGTTTCTACAACCTTGCGACTAAATTACAAATCAGTCGCTTCTCGTGTATATGTTTATGGTGACGACGTTGTCGTCCCAATTGAGTGGGTTACGTTGGCCAAAGCGGGGCTCGAAAAATCAGGCTTGATGCTTAACACTTCCAAGTGTTATGTCAAAGGGCCCTTTAGAGAGTCCTGTGGTGGTGATTACCTAAACGGAAAAGAGGTTATGCCTATTAGACTGAAATGCGCCAACGCTGGTTTATCAACTTTGAGCCAGTCGTCTTCAGGAGCACCAGTCATCGACACAAGGAATTGTAAGCAACCGAGTTCTTTGGTTGTTTCCCTTGTGAAGCACGCTCAGGAATTGCGTTTAAATGGCAGGTTCAAAACTGCCGCTTATTTAGAGAAGAAACTCTCACGCGCTATCCCGATGCCTCTGGTAGGTAAAGGTTCTGCTATACTCGGAGTTATTACCGAGAGCGAAGTTGATATCGCTAAGCAGGGCAAGTTGGACACAACGAAAGGCTATAACACAATGAAATGTGTTGTCAGTAGCCCAGTAATTGTGCGTTCTGATCAGGTCTGCCCTTACAAGTACTTGTCTTCAGTGCTTAAAAACACTTACGATAATGTATTTGGTCCGCTAGGTAGCGTTCGGGCAACAGTCTACGGGGCTATATCCGTCCCACGTAGGATAAAACTGAGAACGGTGACACGCAGTGTCTCAGAGGCTTTACCAGCCCGCGAGTATCAGTTTTGTAGCTGATATCTGCTGTCAATTTGGC